AATAATGATGTGATCGTTGATTTTGTCTTCATTGATTTTACCATTATTTAAAGGCAGGTGCAATTGACTTTGTAAGATGTCTAAAGCCAATGCACCGGCTTGTTTTGTTTTGTGGATATCTTGCTTATTCATAGCATTTCCTTTGATTTGATATAGTTATTCTATACCAGTTTTTTTAGTTTGTCAACCAAAATATTTATCAAGCATATCTAAAACATCTTGATATTTTGCCATTTCCAATAGCTCACCTTCCATAGCTTCGAAAACATCTGGGTGTTCACCGATGCCAGCTGGATTGTTAAGATAGATCTCAACATTCATTTTGTGTTTTTGAATATGCCCATGCGCATGAGCTCTCATTGATTTAAGCATTACTTCCTGTAATGCATCGTTACGCTCGTCGGTCATGATGTTCATCCTTTCTCCTTATTGGAACATAAAGTCCTTTCTTAATTGACTGTCACGTCCAAACATCATTTGAAATATACCAGCATCATCAACAGTAACTGTATCATATACTGGCTCGTTAATAATTTTATGATATTCATCTTCGGTAAGTGAGCCCAAGCCTTTAATATAACGATGCTTCCAACCTGCGTTATTGGCTTTAAAATCACGTGCCTCCTCATATGTATAAAACCACTGAACTTGATCTTTTTTCGAAGAGATCATGATTGGAGTACGAGTGATTTTAACTTTCTTTTCCAAAAGAAGGCGTGGCCAAAACTTATAGAAAAATGCAATAAGTAATGGAGAGATATGACCAATACCATCGTGGTCAGCATCGGTCAATGTTGCAACATTCTCATATGTCATATAATCAACTGAGTTTGGATTAGTGATATCCAAACCAAGAACAGAGATTAATTCTGACAACTCTTTATTTTTGAGAACGTCAGCAGGTTTCATATCCCACGTGTTCATGATAACACCACGTAATGGGTAAGCACCCACCTTATTTGGATCACGTACTTTAAGAAGGAAGCCCATAGCTGAGTCACCCTCTACAATCTTAAGTGTAGCGTCATCCTTATTTGCTGCAATATGTTTAGCCACTTTAACCTTGCGCAATTTCTTTTGAGCAAGAGTAGCAGCACGTTTATCTGCGGCAATTTTCTTTGCAAGCTGAGCCTCAATAATCGGATCAATGATAGATGGAGTATTCAAGATCTTACGAGCAAAGAAGTCGGCCTCACGAATGCCAGAGGCAATTGCATGTTCCTTTACATTACTCATTGGATTCGTCAGTTTTTCTTTTGTCTGTGAATCGAATTTGGGATTAGTAAAGTTTTTAGCGAACATGACGAACGTGAGGCCATTCTTAATTGTCGACTTAACAACTTCAATTTTATGCTTACGCTTAATCATAGTTGTAAGTTCTTCAACAATGCCATTCACGATAAAGTCGACATATGCTCCACCTTGTCGTGTATTTACACCATTTACAAATGAGTTGGTACGGAAACCGTCTTCAGATGTAGTGATGAAGAATGAAAGATCTTCAGTTTTCTCAATGATTGCTTCCTCACCAAAAAGCTCTGCGTATTTCTTTAGGTTGTTTACCTTAACACGACGCTTATTAAAAGAGAATGCGATTTCAGGGAATGCCATTTGAAGTGAAGACAAACGATCTTCAACTAAAGCAACCGTATCGTGTTCTTGTAAACTGTCGACTTCAAATAATTCAAAATCAGGAGTAAACCAGACTTCAGTTCCGTTTCCATCTTTGGCTGTTTTCTTTTCACGAACATCTTCAGCACCATTCTTACATTCAACTGTAAGCATGCTACCATTAGACCAAGTCTTACCAACAAACTTAGAAGAAAGAAAGTTGGTAGCAGCAGATCCTACGCCGTTCGTTCCGATGGTTACTCGCTCATCGTCAAAACTTGTACCTGCGTTTACACGAGTCCAAGCTGCTGTGGCACGAGCAATTTTGCTGTCAGTGGTTTCATCATAAACAAGCTCTTGTGGAATACCACGACCGTTGTCGGTAATGGTTACCTTATTATTATCTATAGACACGTTGATTTTGTTCGCAAACTTAAAATTTGTGCGAATTGCCTCGTCGATCGAGTTATCTAGAATTTCATCAATCATTTTGGATAGAGCTGGAACATACTTTGCAGTTTTCCATTCACCCATCACAAAGCGCTCGATTTCTTCTTGAGCACTTGAACCCATATACATACCAATACGTTCTCTGACGTGTTGGCGGGCTGTTAAGATTTTAAATTGTTCAGTCAAAGTTTTCTCTCCATTGAGAACATTATTTAGCTATTCTAACACATAACTAAAGGTTTGTCAACTAGATTTTTCCAATCCAATGTGTACAATCGTCACATGGGTCGTCCCACATGTAACATCGATAGTCTTCTTGCATTTAGAACCTTTCGGTTGTTGCACTTTATAAATACTAACATAACCTTTCAGAAATGTCAATAGGAAATTTGAAATGATTACAAATTATTTGTCACCGATCTCGTTTAAGGTCGTCGTAGATCGTATGCCTAACGTTGAATTTTTTACTCAGCGTGTTAGTATTCCCGGTTTAAGCATGGGTGCACCGGAGCAATTATCTCCCTTGCATCGTATTTATAAAACTCCGGATCGTATCGAGTACGCAGAGTTGGACCTAAGCTTTATCGTCGATGAGAACATGGATAATTATAATGAAATCTTATCATGGATGGAAGGTATGGGAACACCAGAAAGGTCTGACCAGTTTGCAAATTTAGAAGATGGAAAATACGGTTTGGTGTCTGATGTGTCTATATTAATAGAGAACAGCAACCGCCGTCAAAATATCAAATTTACCTTTACAGAATGCTTCCCCATCGCTCTAAGTGGAGTCAATCTAGATGTTACAGGATCTGACGTAATCTACCCAGAAGTCAGTGCCACAATGCGCTATACGAACATGAGGTTCGAAAAAATTAGTTGACATTTCCAAACAGTTGTGATAGTATAATTAAGTAACAACTGTGCGAAGGGCATGTGATGAGTACTGATGATATTAATGAGTTGTGGGCTGTTGACTGTAGGATTGATGAGGCTAACCTTGCTGGTGAATCCAAAAGAATTCCTGAACTTCATAACAAGTATTACAGCTTATATTATAAAGAGGCTTTAAAAGTAAAGAAGCTTCGTTATGATTATAAGGAACTTGAGCTTGCAAAACGCGAGTGGTTTGATGGTTCTATGGCAGAAGAAGATTTACGAGAGCGTGGATGGAAACCACAGCCCAAGAAAATCATTCGTCAAGATATAGATAAATATATTCAAGCAGACAGAGATATTATTAATCTGAGTCTCAAGATTGATTATCACTCTACTCGCGCTAATTATCTTGAAGATATTATTAAGACAATACATAGCAGAAACTTTGTTATTAAAAATATGGTTGACATATTGAAGTTCCAACACGGGGAATACTAAATCATGGATACGGTCAGCGTTGAAATTATAAATGCGGTCTATTTAAAGATCAATGCTGACTCAGGCGTTAAAATGGAGCTAGAAGATTATTTTAAGTTCCAGCCTTCCGGCTATCAATTTAATCCTTCATATAAGAATCGAGTATGGGATGGATGGATTCGTTTGTTCCAAGCATTGCGCCCAAAGCTATATGTTGGTCTATTCTCAAAGCTTGTAAAATTCTGTGAAGATCGTGGTTATGATCTCAAAGCACCTGACCACTTGTATGTTGCAGAAGAGATTCCTGATGATTATGGCTATCAAATTGCCAAAGAAATTGACTGTAAATTTGAACCAAGAGATTACCAAAATCAATACGTTGTCGATGGCAATAGAGATTCACGATCGCTATCTTTGTCTCCAACTAGTTCTGGTAAATCTCTTATCATTTATCTGATTACTCAGCACTACCTTCAAACATATAATCATAGAACACTTATTATTGTACCAACAATTTCTCTGGTTCATCAGATGGCTGGAGACTTTGTCGACTATGGGTGCGATCAAGATATGATTTATAAAATTCAAGGTGGAGTCGACAAGAACACAGATCATCCAATTGTGATTAGTACATGGCAATCATTGATTAAACTTCCCAAAGATTGGTTTGGCCAATTTAATGTGGTGCTTGGTGATGAGGCACATAACTTCCAGGCTAAATCACTTCAAAAGATTATGGAAGGTTTAGATCAATGCTACTATCGACATGGCTTTACCGGCACTTTAAAATCAGAAGAAAGCAAGACTCATAGACTTGTATTAGAAGGATGCTTTGGAGCTGTTCGTAAACACGTATCAACAAAAGATTTGATGGATGCTGGAACTGTTGCTGACTTTAATGTGAAAGCAATTGTGTTGTCATATGAAGAACAGCAGCGTAAAGATTTTTTGAAAGCCTTTAAGCAAATTAAAGAAGCTGGTAAGAAATATCCTGCTGAACGAGAGTTCATTGTAAACAATCATAAACGTAATATGTTCATTCGAAATCTTCTTTGGAGCCTTGAAGGCCAGAACAATTTGGTCTTGTTTGATTTAGTTGAAAAGCATGGTAAGATCCTTGAGCCTTTGCTTCAAAAAGATGGTCGACAACTGCATTTTATCTATGGAGCTACTAAAGGAGAAGAACGTGAGCGCATTCGACATTTGGTGGAAAACGATCCAATCAAACAACACGATATCCTTGCATCTTATGGAGTTTTTTCAACTGGTGTAAATCTAAAGAAGCTTGACAATGTGATCTTTGCGTCTGGTTCTAAGTCTGAAATCAAAGTATTGCAATCGATTGGTCGAGCTCTTCGTAAGGGAAATGATGCTGACCGTGCCACGTTGTACGACATCACTGACGACCTGACGGTCGGCTCGTTTACGAACTATACATTGCAACATTTCAGGAAAAGAGTGGAAATATATGGGCGGGAGCAGTTCCCATTCAAGGTGTACACAGTAGAGATCTAATATTGTTTTGTTCCTGATAAATCAGATTATACACGGTTCTGAAAATTTGTCAACCTTTTTTTTCAGTTGACATTTCAAAAAAATGTATTATATTAGTATTAAGCACACTACATAGGAGGTAACACATGGCTAAGCGTAAGACACGCAACTACGTTAACAATGCTGACCTTCTTGCAGCGCTGATGGCATACCAAAAAGATTGTAGAGAGGCTGAGGACGCGGGCGACGATCGTCCTAGAGTTCCAGACTACATTGGAACATGCATTTATCAGATCGCTACAAGATTAGCAACCAAACCAAATTTTTCTGGTTACTCATACAAAGAAGATATGATCTCAGATGGAATTGAGAACTGTCTATTGTACATCAACAACTTTAACCCTGAAAAATCTCAGAATCCATTTGCTTATTTTACACAGATCATTTGGTACGCATTTCTTCGTCGTATTCAAAAAGAAAAGAAACAAATGTATATCCGCTTTAAATCATCTCAGGCTATGATTGCCGCCGGCGAAACATACTCTGGTGAAGATCTAAACTTACAATTAAATACAAATGCAGATTACATGAACGACTTTATCCAAGATTTTGAAGATAAGCTTCAACGAGATAAAGAGAAGAAAAAATAGTATTGACGAATAAATAGTTTTTTACAACCTTGCTTTATATAATCACCATATGATATACAAAATGTTCAATCTAGAAAGGTTATCATATGGTAGATCCATTTACGGCGGTTGCTGCGGCAACTGCAGCGTTTAACGGAATCAAAAAAGCAATTTCCGTTGGGCGTGACATCCAAGATATGGCAGGTCAACTTGGTCAATGGTCAAAAGCTATATCTGATTTTAACTATGCCGCAGACAAGGCTGAAAAGCCAAAATGGTATAAAGCTCTTGGTAGCAAACATAAAGCAGATGCTGTTCAAATTTGGGCTGAAAAGAAAAAGGTTGAAAATATGAGAGATGAACTCCGTAGTTTCATATCCTCGCATTATGGCCCATCAGCATGGCAAGAAATCCTTAGAATCGAAGCTCAAATAAGACAAGATCAAAAGGATGCGGTATACGCCGCACAAGAGATGAAAGAAAGAATTATAGAATGGACCATAGGAATATTCTTATTTCTATTGACATCCAGTGTTTTTGTGTTTATAGTATGGTTAATTCATAGCAAAGGAAATTTATGAGCGGACAAAGAAGATTTCTTAAATGGTACGCAAGAACTGTTGGAATGCCCGTTGGTATTACTGACGACGATAAACCGGAGTTCTTGCCTATACCTCAACGTGATGTTGTAAGAGCTTTATGGTTTAGAACTTTTTGGATCGTATTACATATAGTAACGTGTTGTATGATTATAACTGGCAATGGTAGAACCCTAGGATGGTGGTAAATGAAAATAGCAATTGTAACAGATATGCATATAGGAGTAAGAGGTGACTCGAAGGTATTCGCAGATCATCAAGAAAGATTTTTTCTCGAATGCTTTTTCCCGTATTTGGACGAACATGGCATTACGACTGTATTTGATCTTGGTGACACTTTTGATCGTCGTAAATTTATTAATTACGTTTCTTTAAAGCGCGGTAAAGAGTATTGGTTCGACCAACTCGCTAAACGTGGTATTGAGTATCATGCTCTAGTGGGTAACCATTGTACTTACTACACAAACACGAATGAAGTAAACTCTATGAATTTGCTTTTAAAAGAATATGATAATTTTCATATCTACGAAAGTGAGCCAAAAGAGTTGACATTCGGATCAACCCGTGTTATGATGTTACCGTGGATTGCAAAAGATAACGCTCAAATTTGTTATGATGCTATCAAAGATTCGAAAGCGCATGTATTGGCTGGCCATCTTGAGCTCAAAGGATTTGAAATGATGAAAGGTCAGCTATGTACACATGGTACTGACAAAGATCTATTCACTCACTTTGAGCAAGTATGGTCCGGTCATTTCCATCATCCATCTGAGTATGGCAACATTCGTTATCTTGGTGCACCTTATGAAATGACATGGACAGACTACGACGGTGTTCGTGGTTTCCACGTATTTGATACTGAAACACGTGAGCTTGAGCGTGTACGCAATCCATTCAGAGTATTCTATAAGATTGAATATGATGATACCGATATGACTATTGAAGATATTGCGCATCTCGATACTGATAACTTAAAAGACACTTACATCAAAGTAATTGTTAAGAATCGTACCAATCCTTATCTTTACGATTTGTTTATGAATCGCTTAAACGATGCAGGTGCAGCCGATGTTAAATCTATCGAAGATGCTCTTAATCTAGAAAATGAGGGAATGGATGAAATTCTTGACGAAGCTCAAGACACTAAAGACATTCTCTATACTTACATTGAGTCTATCGAAACAACCGTAAATAAAGCAAGCATCAAACAAGTAGTTGATGAGCTATACAATGAGGCATCGAATATTGCATGAAAATAACGTTTAAAGAGTTACGTTACAAAAATATCCTTTCAACAGGGAATACTTTTACAACGATTCAGCTAAATGGTCGTACAACAACTTTGGTAAGCGGATCAAATGGTGCCGGCAAATCTACAATGCTTGATGCTATTGTTTTTGCTTTATATGGCAAGCCTTTCCGTAAAATCAATAAGCCACAATTGATTAATTCTATTAATCAAAAAGATATGGCAGTTGAGATTGACTTTCAAATTGGCCAGTTTAACTATACAGTAAAGCGTGGTATTAGGCCAAACTTTCTTGAAATTTATCGTAATGGGGCTCTCATAAATCAAGATGCTGCGTCACGAGATTATCAAGCATACCTTGAAAGTAGTATTCTAAAACTGAATTATAAATCATTTAATCAAATTGTAATTCTTGGCAGCGCTACTTATGTTCCTTTTATGGAGCTTACAACACATGCTCGCCGTGAGATTATCGAAGATCTTTTAGATATTCAAGTGTTTAGTACTATGAATACTCTATTAAAAGAAAAGCTGAGTTTAAACAAAGAGTTAATTACAGAAAACTCTTATCAAAAAGATCTTATTGGATCTAAATTAGAATCAGCAAAAGAACACAACGCTTCTATTCGTCAGATTAAACAGGATGAAGTTGACAAGATTAAGAAAAAGATGTTCCTTCATATTAATGAAATTGAAGATGAACACGAAAAGATTGAGCTTGTTCAAACCAAGATCGAAGAACTTGTTCAACAGATACAAGATAAAGCAGATATCAAGAAGAAAAATGAAAAAGCAAATGCACTAATACAGCAAATGCAAATGAATTTAAACTCTTATATGAAAGAGCTTGCATTCTATCATGATCATGATAACTGTCCGACATGTAAGCAAGGAATTGATCACGACTTTAAAGAAAACGTTGTATCAGAAAAAGGTAAGAAGGTTGAAGAGCTTGAAGGAGGTATCGAAGAATGTAAATCAAAAGCATTAGGATACATTCAAAGACTTGAAGAAATCTCTAATGTTGAAACAGAAATATCTTCTCTCAATCTTGAGATAGGCGATCATCGAGCAACTATCAAAATGGCTAAGAGTGCTTTGGTTTCATACAAGAATGAATTGACTAAAGCAGAAGAACAAGTAGAATCTGTTGATACAACCAAGCTAAAAGAATTGGCTGAATCATTGAGCAGTATTGATACTGAACAAACTTCATTATTTAATCAAAAAGAAGTATTGACTGTTGTAGCAGCAATGCTTAGAGATGGTGGCATCAAATCAAAAATTATTCGTCAATATATTCCAATTATGAATAAGCTTATTAATAAGTATCTTGGAGCATTTGATTTGTTTGTTGACTTTCAAATTGACGAAAACTTTAATGAGGTAATCAAATCTCGTTTCCGTGATACGTTCTCGTACTCGTCATTTTCAGAAGGTGAAAAGCTTCGTATTACATTATCAATTATGCTGGCTTGGCGCGCAGTTGCTAAGCTTCGTAACTCAGTATCAACCAATTTATTAGTACTTGACGAAACTCTTGACGGTGCTATGGACGGTGTTGGTGTTGAAAACTTAATCGAAACTCTTCATAATCTCAATGCTGACGACAATATCTTTGTTATCAGCCATCGTGGTGATCAGTTTGGTGACAAGTTTGAAAGCCACATTAAGTTCCAAAAGGTGAAAAACTTCAGTGAAATAGCAGCATAGGAGACTGGTATGCAACACTCTATAGAAGATCTTATCACAAGAATAAATGCTATGAAAGACAAAGCCATCATGGTTCACCGTCTTCGTAATGAGTTTTCTGAGCAAGCAGAAAAAACCTACGACAAACAGACTTGTAACGAGCTTATTGCTGATATACAGGCTCTGGCTCTTGGTATTGCGCAAGACAAAGAAGGCGATGAAATTATAACTGAAATGGATTCTTGGAAAGAAAAAAGTTGACACATCCACTTTCCTATGATATATTAATAAAGTATGCAAAAAGTGAGAAAACATGTCTAAATTCTATACCAGTGTCGAACGTATGTTCAATGACATCCTCGTTCGTGGCTATGAAAATGGCCGGCCATTTGCCCGTAAGGTAAAATTCAAACCAACACTTTATGTTCGTGCTCGTGACAACGCAACACACAAATCGTTACTCGGTGACATCCCCCTTGGTGCCACTCGATTTGATACGATGTCCGAGGCTCGTAACTTTGTACAACAATATGAAGGTGTACACGGCTTTGAGATCTGTGGTACTACAAACTATGTAGCTCAATACATTCAAGAACAGTATCCAGGCACAGTCGACTTTGACATGTCTAAGATCAATATTGCTTCTTTCGACATCGAGGTTGATATCAGTGGTGGCTATGCAGACATCAACTCTGCTGACAAAGAAATCACTTCAATCGCATACAAATCTTCTAAGTCTGACACATATCATCTACTCGGTATGAAAGACTTCGATAAGCAAAAGACAATTACCGGCATTGATCCTGATGATATTTCGTTTATGAAGTTTGATTCCGAGATTGCTTTGCTTCAACGATTCATTCAAATTTGGCAATCTGAGTATCCTGAAGTTGTAACAGGTTGGAACGTTGAGTACTTCGATGTTCAATACATTGTTACTCGTATCATTCGATTGCTCGGTGAAGAAGCTGCTAAAAAGCTTTCACCTTGGGGTAAGATCCAACCAACATCGATTACAAAGTTTGGTAAAGAACAACGTACCTATAAAATCTCTGGTATGTCTGTTATCGATTACATGGATGCGTTTAAAAAGTTTGGCTATAAGTACGGTCCACAAGAATCTTACAAACTCGACCACATTGCTCACGTCGTTCTCGGCGAGAAAAAACTGGACTATTCTGAATATGGAAACCTTAACGCACTTTGGGAACAAAATCCTCAGCTTTATCTTGATTATAACCTTAAGGATACTCAGCTCATCCAGCGTATGGAGGATGAATCTGGCCTTTTGTCCCTTGTTCTTACTGTTGCCTATGGTGGCGGTGTTAACTTTTCTGACGCCTTCGGTACGGTGGGCATATGGGAAACAACAATATATCGTCGCTTAATGGCTGATAAAGTTGTACCACATCTTAAATCTGGACCTGGTGAACGGGCTGGTGAACTTGTTGGTGGTTATGTTAAAGATCCAAAAGTTGGCATGCATCCTTGGGTTGTATCTTTCGATCTTAACTCTCTATATCCACACTTAATGTTACAATATAATCTTTCACCTGAAACTTATGTGCACGACCATCGTGAATACATCTCACAAGAAATGGTACTCGACGGCAAATACCAAAATAACACTGAATATGCTGTGTGTGCAAATGGTGCATGTTTCCGTAAAGATAAGCTCGGCATTATTCCTGAAATCATTGACGAATACTACAACCGTCGCTCTTTGATTAAGAAAGACATGCTTCGAGTTGAACAAGAAATCGAAAATGAAACTGATCCTACAAGAAAACGTCAGCTTCAATCTCAGCAGACACAGCTTCATAACAATCAAATGGCTATCAAAATTGCTATGAACAGTTTGTATGGCGCAACTGCTAATATTTACTTCCTCTATTATATTAACGACATGGCTGAAGCTATTACCACATCAGGCCAGCTATCTATTCGATATGCTCAAAAGTCTGTGAATGATTATCTCAACAAGATACTCAAAACAAATGATAAGGACTACATCATCTATATCGATACCGATAGTATCTATGTTGATTTTGGTCCTCTTGTTAAAGCTTCGTTCGGTACTACTGATATTGATCGTAAGAAAGGTGAGGAATTCCTTGATAAAGTTTGTGCTACTAAGATCGAAGAAGTAATCGAAAAAGGTTATATCGATCTTAAAAATCGTATGAACGCTTATCGTCAAGCGATGGTAATGAAACGCGAAAAGATTACTGATAAATCTGTGTTTATCGCTAAGAAGCGGTACATTATGAATACTCTCAACTCAGAAGGTGTTCATTACGAAGAACCTAAGGTATCTGTAACCGGCCTCGAATCAGTACGATCTTCAACTCCTGAAGTTTGTCGTGATAAACTCAAAGCGTCATTCAAAGTAATTATGAACGAAGGTGAAGAAGCAATTCAAGACTTCATCGCTCAATTTAAATCTGAGTTCTTTAAACTTCCACCAGAAGCTGTTGGTCGTAACTCAGGTACTGACAACATTGAAAAGTATATGGCTCACGGTACTTACAAAAAAGGTTGTCCAATGCACGTTCGCGGTTGTATTCTATATAACCAACAACTCAAACAAAATGGCTTGAGTAATCGCTATGAATCAGTTACATCTGGCGACAAGATCAAGTTCGTATATCTAAAAGTACCCAATCCAATTCGTGAGAATATCATCTCGTTTCCAGCGGTTCTCCCAGAAGAATTTAACTTAGCACCGTATGTGGATTACGAAACTCAATTCAACAAAGTCTTTCTCAGCCCACTTGAATCGATACTCGAAGCCCTTGGATGGTCTGCCGAAAAGACAAACTCAATCGAGGATTTTTTCGTATAATGACAAAAAAAGAACAGTTGACAAATCTTCTAAACCGTATTAAAGTAATGGAAGATGAAAAAACACAAGACAAGTATGTCGAGCCGTTAAGAAAACAGGCTCGCATTCTTAAAGCACAATTGGAGCAAAAGTAATGCATATTGAGCATGATCTTAAATTAGATTATAAAGATGTTCTAATCAGACCTAAAAGAAGTACACTTGGATCAAGAAAAGACGTAAGTCTGTCTCGATCTTTCGTTTATAAAAACTTCAATCCATACTATCCAAGCCCTTGGCGAGATGCTAATACTTATACTTATGAAGGTATTCCTATTATGGCATCTAATATGGATGGTGTTGGTACGTTTGAAATGGCCGACGAATTAAGTGAACGCTACAATATGTTTACTTGTCTAGTCAAAACATATAGTGCTGAAGAACTTATTTCTTTCTTTCATCCACAAGTAAATCTACGAACAGAATTCGCGGCAATGAGTATAGGCATTACTGAACCAGATATGGAAAAGTTTGTGCATGTCTATAATGAAGTTGGTAGAAACCTGAAATACGTTTGTGTAGATGTTGCAAATGGATATAGCGAGAGGTTTGTTAAGTTTATTAAAGACCTGAGGGAAAGATTCCCTTTTATTGTAATTATTGCAGGTAACGTAGTTACAGCAGATCAAACACAGGAGTTAATTTTAAATGGAGCAGACATCGTCAAAGTCGGAATCGGACCGGGGAGTGTGTGCACGACTCGGATACAAACTGGGGTGGGCTATCCACAATTGTCGGCGGTTATTGAGTGCGCCGATGCGGCACATGGACTCGGAGGACATATTATTGCTGACGGTGGGTGCTCTGTGCCTGGTGATGTGGCTAAGGCTTTTGGCGGGGGCGCCGATTTTGTAATGCTAGGTGGCATGCTCGCTGGTCATGATCAAGGTGGCGGTGAAGTAGTTGATAAATGGTATGACACTGGCGAGTATGATTATGAGATCCATCAAGGCGGAGCAGGCTCCCTTGAAAAAGTTATTAAGAAAAAACAGTTTGTAGAGTTCTACGGAATGAGCTCTAAGTCTGCAAATGATAAACACTTTGGTGGATTAAAAGAATATCGTTCGTCAGAGGGAAGAACAGTATTGACAAAATACAAAGGTGATGTTAATATAACTATACAAGACATCTTAGGTGGAATAAGATCTGCTTGTACATATGTTGGAGCTCGAAAGCTTAAGCAACTTTCTAAGTGCACGACATTTATAAGATGTAATGATACTCATAATCGAGTATTTGAAAGTTCTACGATTGGAAATTAATTATGTTGGAAGGTAACAAACAACAGGAACTTCTTACTATCGTAATGGAAGAATGCGCTGAAGTCACCGTTGAATGTTCTAAGATCAAACGATTTGGTTTAAAAGATAACGTTACAAATCTCGAAAAAGAAATTGGTGATCTTATGTGTATGGTAATGCTACTCGAAGAAGCAAAACTAATTGATATTAAAAGCGTTGAAAAAGCAATTGCAAATAAACGCGCGAAACTTAAAAAATGGAGTAATCTAGATGTCTGATTGGGCAAATGATATTTACATGATGCATAACAAATTTGGTGTGCGTGATTGGTTTGAAGCAAATAAAGATAACAAGGAACTGATGCGTAAGTATCTTATGTTCCGTGCTTTAATGTGTCAGGAGGAATTGAGTGAAACTCTTACCGCAATCAATAATGGAGATGCTGAAGAAATCGTTGACGGTCTTATTGATCTTTGTGTTTTTGCTATTGGCACTCTCGACGTATTTGGTGTTGATGCTAATGACGCTTGGGATCGTGTTTATAGTGCTAATATGGCTAAAGAGCCTGGAGTTAAGCCGGGACGTCCTAACCCGTTTGGGCTCCCTGATCTCCTAAAGCCAGGTGGATGGACACCACCAACACATGATGGTAATCATGGCGATTTTGAAAAAGCCTTAGATCAACTTCCACAAGTAAAATCTGAAGGTAGATGGTAAAATGGCAATTAACACGGCATTCATTCCTGTGTTCGAACAAAAGTTCAAAAGGCTACTTAAAGACATTGAAAAAGAATATGCTAAGCCAAAAGAAGAACGCAACAAAGGCAATATGAAAAAGTGGAGCCAAGAAGCAAAAAGTCTTCGCCAATTGTTTCGTGAATGTAAGAAACAAATGGGCGGTCAGTGCTGTCCACATTGTGGCGAAGAAATAGAATAAAAAAAGTGCAATTGTTACCGTTATCATTTTTTGTTACCGGTAACAATTTTACCTTTTGCATATAAATACGGTTACATTGTTATGAGCGCATTTGCAAAAGGAGGTCCCACCATGTGCAGTCCATTTGTACGTAAAGAAGCCAACCGTTTGAACTGGTTAGTAAAAGGCCATTTACTACATCCAAACACTTCAGACAAAGATACTGAAGCTACTTACAATTCATATATTAAAAGACTCTGGGGTAATTGTGAAAGAGCTGAATATGGATTAGTAGGTTTTGAGCAAGCTTGGAAAGCCAGAGAAGCAGATAAATTATCAAAAGAGTTAGAATCAGTTGCTGTCCTTGGATACGATTGATTTTTTTTTCAACTTTTTTATAAGCCATTGATTTCATTACAAACGTTTTTTCATTTTATTTGAAAAAAGGGTTGACATTACCCTGAAAAAGTACTATATTATTAATATAAGGAAAAACAAAGGAAATAAAAATGTCAAGAATCGTACACCTAGATAATGGCTCAGCAATCCACGCAGATATCGTTGAGTGCTTTGATAAAGCAACTCAAGATGAATTCAATCGTCGTCCTGGCGTTGGTTCAACTGATTTCTGGAATTTTGTTGAGTCTGATATGTACATGGGTTTGTCTGACTTTTACAAGTCAACATATATCGATGAGGCATTCGAAAAACTTGCAGATGAGTTTGATCTAGATATTGCTTATGACCGTTTGCAAGTTCTTAAAACTGATTTTCTTGGTATGGAGGCGTAAGTATGAAAAAGCAACAGTGGATCATGGTGATGTCAAAAGCACCAGCTCAAGACGAGTTTGGTATGACTATAAGCTATAGCATTGATGAACTCGGTGCTGAGAAGGCAATGGAAAAAGCTCAATCATATATAACAGAGCAATCCAAAGTTTTTCGTCAAGTTGAATTCAAACTTCAAGGAGGTGCTTGGTAATGAGCGATCTTAAATTTACAACTGCCGGTGATTATCTTGAGCAATATGACGAACGCCACGGAGGTCCATACGACCGTGGCTCGGCTGATAGCTACTATGGTCGTGGCTTTGATCCTCACTATTACGAAGGTTCTACATATCAATCTGAAAGAGTTGAAATGGCTGATATGACTGCTGAAGAAATTACTGCCTACACAAAAGGCTATAATGATAATGAAGAGCTCGGTAACAAAAAAGAATGGTAGACCCAATTCTTAAAAATTTCATATAGTAAACAAAGGGAGAATTTATTTCTCCCTTTTTGCATTTATTACAAAACCTTTATAACACTGTTATACTTTTGTTACAATTGCGTGATATATAGTGTATATAGGCTGTAGTGGCTTATAGTGTAACGTATTAGTTGAAATACTAAACAAGAAAGGAATTCCATGAAAAATTTAATATTAGCGGCCGCAGTCACACTCACGGCAACAGCAGTAGCGGCTCGTGATCAAGTGCATGTTGCCGGTTCATCAACAGTACTACCTTATGCAGCAATTGTTGCAGAAGCTTTTGGAGAAAACTTTGATTTTCCAACACCAGTAATCGAGTCAGGTGGCTCAGGTGCTGGACGTAAAAGATTATGTGAGGGTGTTGGATCAAACACTATTGATATTGCAAACTCATCATCACATATTAAGCAATCAGATATTGACCGTTGTGCTGAAAACGGTGTAAGCGCACCTGTTGAAGTTCGTATTGGATATGATGGTATCGTATTTGCAAGCCGCTTAGAAACAAAGGGGTTTGAAAATATTACACCTATGCATATCTATTTGGCAGTTTCAGATAAATCAAATGCAA